GGAAAGCACAACGCTTTGGTTTCGCGAAGCAGTCCCAACGCGTTTAAACTCTCCAAGCAAGTCAGCTATTTTGGTCATCATGCAACGGCTCAACGACTATGATGTAAGCGGTATGATTTTATCTAATTCAGAAAGCAACTATACTCATTTGATGTTGCCTATGGAATTTGAGAAAGACAGAAAATGCGTGACAAAAATAGGATTTGAAGACAGGCGTACAGAAGAAGGAGAGCTTTTATTTGATAAGCAATTTCCGCGAGCTATTGTAGACAAATTAAAATCTGACTTGGGAAGTTACGGTACAGCTTCTCAGTTACAGCAATCGCCGGTTCCGCGAGGCGGTGGAATAATAAAGTTAAATTGGATTAATGTCGTTGATTCTGCTCCAAAAGATTTCACGTTTATAATACAATCGTATGATACGGCGTTTAAAACTGGGCAGACAAACGATTACAGCGTTGGGATAACTTTAGGATACTTGAACGGCCAAGTATATGTAATTGACAGACTAAAAGGGAAATTTGAATACCCAGAATTGCTTAAAAAAATAAAATCAGAATCAGCTAAGTACAACGCAAATATAAGATTAATCGAAGATAAAGCAAGCGGGCAAAGTTTGATACAGTCATTAAAGCTTGAGACTCAACTAAGATTTAAAGCAGTTAATGCAGATACTGATAAAATTGTCCGTACTCATGCTTGCTTAGGATTTTTTGAACAAAATAAATTTAATGTGTTAAAATCTGATTGGTCTGATGATTACATCAAAACACTAACAAGATTTCCCTATGCGTCACATGATGACGATGTTGACGCGACAACGCTTGCACTTAATTATCTATCAAAGATAAAGATAAATAAAAACACGCAAGATAATTATGATATTTTTGGGCGGTAAAAGTGGACTATAAATATTTCGAAGAATTGTATTTTAATATGCGGGATAAAGACTATCCAGACAGGGCGTGTACGATAGCGATGTTGCGCAGGTTTTTGAATGGTACTGCATACGATGTATTGCAGTATCCATTTGGCCAAATTATTAATAAATCAGGTTATGACGGCGCATACACAGCTCAAAATATTCCGATGTCACAACGAAGGCCGTCAGTGATATCAACGCTGTGCAATACGGTCGTAGATGACAGCGTCTCTTTTCTTTTTGGAGAGGGACGTTTCCCGCAAATTGATATCGACGATGAAAAAACACAAGAAATTGTTAACGACATTGTAAACCGCACATGCTTACCTGATACTATGATAGAGCTAGCGCACGACGGAAGCGTGGGTAGCGCAGCTTTATTGATACAGGTCATCAATTCTAAAATTTACTACAAATCGCTTCACACAGAGTTTTTAACGCCTGTTTTTGATAAGAAAAATCCAAATTTGCTAGTAAAGTTAACTCAAAAATATAAGTGCAAAGGCTCAGATTTAATGGCGCAGGGATATAAGATTGAAAAGCCGGACTTTGATTATTGGATTGTAACTGAATGGGATGAGAACAATGAAACGTATTATCTCCCTTATTTGCCTGACGATTTAAAAAAAGCTGATTTTAAACCAAAAATAGATAAAGATTTGACGATTGAACATGGATTAGGATTTGTTCCAGTTTTATGGATTAGAAACCTTTCTGGCGGTGATTTTATAGATGGACAAAGCACATTTAAAAAAGCTATCACTACTAACATACAGCTGGATTATCAATTAAGCCAATGCGCGAGAGGTCTGACATACTCACAAGAACCGTTATTGTTTTATAAAAATCCTGACTCAATAGTTGGCGGGGATATAAGCCCGGGAACAGGGCAAATATTGCATGGTGGTGAAGGTTCTGACGCAAAAATGATTGAAATAAATGGCGATGCTTGCAGGGCATCGATTGAGTACCAAAAAGTTTTACGAGATGTAGCGTTAGAAAACATACATGGGAATAGGTCAACAGCAGAGCGCGGAATAAATGCGCGAAGCGGAAAAGCATTAGAGTTGCTGCATCATCCCGTTATGTTGTTAGCATCAAGATTAAGAATAAGCTACGGAGAATTTGGGCTTGTCGAAGTCGTTAAAATGATAATTAAAATTTTGAAATTAAGGGAAATTAAATTTGAAAATATAGTGATTAACAAAGGCTCGATAAAAGAAGATGTTACAATAAGTTTGCGTTGGCCGAATTGGTTTGATGACTCATCAGACGATAAACACAAAGAAGCGTTAACTTTAGGAGAGCTTAAAAATGCAGGCATCTTAAGTCAAGAAACGGCGGTTTATTCCATAGCAGAAAAATACGGAATAGATGACGTCAAAGAAGAAGTTAACAAAATAAACGCTGAGCAAAAGAAATTTATAGATGATACTCAGCCAAAAGTACAAGAGATTTTTAAATCCTAACGGGGGAACTATGCCAAAAGAAACAGCTAATCAAGAAGTAATGCAGGAAAATCCTGCAGAAAAAAAAGAGGTAATTAATAAACCTGAATCTAAGGGCCAGATAACTGATGGGTACGTATCTGAGCTACGCGATGAGAACAAAAAGCGAAGACACGAAAACGAAGAGCTTTCGAAGAAAATGCAAGAAACTGAAAACAGTGCAAAAGCAGCTCTAGAAGAAGTAAAAGCATTACAAGAAAAAGCAAATAAAAAAATATTACGCGCTGAGCTTAAGGTATCGGCTGCAAAATACGGCTTGCGTGATTTAGACGATATTCAACTAGCTGATTTATCATCAATTAAGATTGACGATAATGGTGATGTTTTAGGCGTAGATGAAGCGTTATCTGCTTTAAAAGAAAAAAAGGGATATCTTTTTGAAGAAGTAAGCACTTCCAATTCAAGAGTGTTTCATCAACCAAATCCAGCTAGCAGCTCAGGCAATCAAACTGATATCGTATCTAAGATGACTGATGAGCAATATGCAGAGCATGAGCGAAAATGGCTCAGTTCTTTATAAAGATGTTGCATTATTAGTTTTTTTTTTATATTATCTATTTATACATGTTCTCATCGGGTTTAGACAGCCATGGAGATTTAGTTAGTCAAACCCGATGAGGATAATATAATGTTTTCTCCGCAATTTAGCGTTTTACCCGGCAATTTAAATATAGCAGTTCAACAAGGAATGCTTAAGCGACGATTCGAATCAGCTTTACGGGCTGAACTAGGCTATAGAGATGCAGCAATCCGCGTTCCCTTTATGGAAAAAATTGGTACTACAATAACACGTACTAGACCCGGTCGTTTGCCAAGAATTACTACGCCAATCAACCCAGCAACTAACGTTCCACTTGATAATGGATTGCCACAAAATCAAACTCAATTAGAGCAATACACTACGACAGTTGAGCTTTGGGCTGGTGCAGTTGACCCTCTTTGTTTAGCTGATAATGAAACAGCTATCGCAAGTTTGTTTTTATTAAACCAAACAAATCTAGGCGAACAAGCAATGCGGTCTTTGAACGGAATTGTATTAAAACGTTTATTAGATGCGTATTTAAACGGCCAAACTGTTGTAGATGCGACTCTTGGTGCGCCTGCTGCGGCAGTTCATGTTAATGATATCCGGGGATTTCAAACAGTAATTTTAAATGGCGTACCTACGCCAACTTCTGCTGCTGCGACTATGCCCGTCACGTTTAATGATGGCGGAACTTTTACTACTTACACTTTGATAGGAGCTGTAGCTGATATTGTTAACGTTTCAACAGCGCAAGAAGTAGGCGGTATTTCTGGTACATTGACATTTTCGGGTAACGTTACTGTTGCAAACGGAACCGCTGGAAATGCAGTTGTTGGCGCATACTCTCCAACAATTATTAGACCAAACGGAAGAGCCGCTACAGAAGACTTAACAAGTGGCGACATTCTAAAATTTAGCCATATTCGAGCTGCAGTAACAGCGTTAAGCAACAATGCAATTCCAAGAATTAACGGTTATTACAATTGTTATTTGTCACCAGAATCTATTAATCAATTGTTTGAAGACCAAGAATTTCAAATTTTGTACCGTGGTACTGAATTAAATGGTTCTAAAGAATATGACCAAATGATTTTGATTAAAGGTTTGGGCGTTCGATTCATTCGAACAAATGAGCCGCCAATTCAAAATTTGAATAACATGATTATTCAGCGTCCATTTGTTTGCGGCGAAGGTGTTGCAATTGAAGATAGATTTGATGCAGGCATGAATTCAATCATCTCTCGTCAAAGTGGTGCTTACCCTGCTTTATACAATATTGACGTCGCTGACGATATTCGTATGATTGTGCGCGGTCAGATTGATCAACTTGCTTTATTTATCAATCAAGCATGGTCTTACATCGCTGGGTGGGCTGTTCCGACTGATAGCACTATCAACTCTAGTGTTATCCGTACTGCTAACAACTCTTACTATAAACGCGGTGTATTTATTGAGACTGCATAATGTCACGTGGTAGACCGAGGAAAAACAAAGAGTCATCAATCAATAATGAGCATGATGACTCTTTTCGAAAAGCAGAAGTTAATAAGTTTAGAAAAGCTGTTGTTATTAATAGCTTTTCTTTTCCTGTAAAGCCTTCTCCTTTTCACTCGTCTGTTATGTCGCATTTTTCCCGCGGAACAATTATAAAAAATGAATCGTTAGCTAGAGATATGAAAAAGGCAAATAAGCCGATTGATATCATCGAGGTTTAAGTGGCTTACACTGATGAAGAGAAAGCGAAAATACGGCATTATTGCGGCTTCCCTGATTATGGTGCTGAACCGCTTTCAAATTTTTGGCTGCGTAGTACATGGGTTTCTGGGCAATTAGAATTTGTGATGCGTGCGCAATCTCCAGAAGTTGAAGCGATGGTTAGAGATAAGTTTTTACCAAATCTTGATCAACTTGAACAAGATATTTATGGCGTAAGAGAAAATTCAGATACATCACGGGCAGCAGTTTGGTATAGAAATAAATTAGAGCTTTCAGAAAGAGTGCAAAATTACACGTGGTGGCGAAAGCGTTTGTGTAGATTAGTAGGCTCTTATTTTGGGCCAGACATCATGGATGGACAAATGCGGATTGTAGTTTAATGGCTAACGCAGCGTATATACAGGGTAAAATATATTATGGATATGGAAAAGCAGCGAAACATCTAGGGCTTGATAGTGATTTTTATCGCTCTGCTACGCCTTTTAATCCGATTGTTGTAGGAAATAAAATTGGAACAATCAAGGTAAGTTTAAATCAAACTTGGGACTATATGAAAGCCAACAGATATGGAAATGCTGTTTGGCAAATGCTTGGGGACGCAAGGCAACCACCCGATTCTATAGGATTTAATGTATGGGATTATTTCCAGTTTACAGATTTAGAAGGTAAATTATTAACGTTTTTTGTGATTGGAAAACAATTAATTTTGCCGATTTTAGCAGTAGAATGCAATCGAGTTGTTAAAATTGAACGCGCAACGCAAGACGTAGGACCCGGATTTAATAATGAATACGCAGGATACACGACTACGCCAAGCGTCCCAAGAAAAAGTATTACGCTTGCAGAAAACTTGCCGATTTCAATTTTGAACCAAGGAATTGGAAGAAAAAATGATTTAAATTTACCAACTGATACGATGTTACCCAGATTTATAATTTTAATGCCTAATCTTGGCGGAGTTATTTATAAAAATAGAGATATCATTATAGATGACAATAATTATAGATACGTTATTGTGTCGTCTGAATTAACAGATTTTGGCTGGCGATGTAACGCGGAATTTATTGGAACGTAATGGCAACAATAAGGCAAATACAAAATAGGTTGTGCGAGTTAATAGACGAGGTAGTCTACCCAAACGGACACGCTCAGCCATCAATTATTAGTACGCTTGTTAAGATTTCACCGGGTTGGCCCATCTCAGAACAGCTTGATATTGATTTGCTTGCAGGAAATTCTCAAATAACAGTTTTTCCGGTAGGCGCGTCAGATAAAAACACATCAAGATTTCCAGTTCAGTATCAAGATGTAAGTATTAATTTACCTACTATTTTTATAAATATAGCAGGAAACACTATAACGCTAACGGGTACAACGGATACACCGCAAGTAGTGTTGATTATTTTAAATAGTGAAACGTATTATTACGCAGTCCAAGCAGGTGATACTATTGACGATGTAGCGACAGGATTAACAAGCGTTTTGCCAAGTGCAACATCTTTGTTAAACGTGATTACGATTTCAGGGGAAGTTTTAACGTTAACTGGACGAACTTCAACGCGCGGAACATCCGTCAAAGAAATAAAGCGGCAAACAAAATTGTTTTACGTTTCTGTTTGGACTCCTAATCCTAATACGCGTGATGCGCTAGCGGATGCGGTAGATGTTTTGTTAGGCGACATTCGAAGAATTAGATTTTTAGATGAAACGGAGTGCAATATTAAATACGTTAAAGCAAACGAGCAGGATCAATTTGAAAAAATGATTTTATATAGACGTGATTTAATTTATAGTATCGAGTATGGAACAAACGTTTTTAAATATGATATGACTATTGGAAGCTATCCTTTTACAGTGAGCAAATTATTATGACATCAATTTTATCGAGCGGTTCAGTAAACCCCAATTCACTCGTAGCGCCCGGCGTCTATATCGCAGAAGTGCTGCCAACTCCTCCAGTTAATGGAGTTCCAACCAATATTATTGGCGTTGTCGGAACTGCATCTTGGGGACCTTTAAACAGTCCTGTTGCAGTGAGTAATTTAACGCAACAAATACAAGTTTTTGGAACGCCAAAAACAAATAATTTTGATTTAGGTACGCAAGTTATGGCTGCTGCGTCAGTAGGCGCACAAGCATTTCAATGCGTTCGAGTCGCAGATGGCGATCAAGAATTTGCTGAACTTGATTTAGAAGACGTAGCGTCACCAACTGCTGTAGTCGGAGCGACTCTTACAGCAAAATATACTGGAACCGTTGGGAATAGCATTAATGTTATTGTTTCTGCTGGAACTAATTCAACTTTAGCGGCTCCAACATTTAGAGTTCAAATATTGTTGCCTATTGGCGTTGGCGCAACAGTCCCCGAAGTTTTTGATAACATTGGCGGGACAGGTGCAGCACTATGGGGAAATATTGTTGATGCTATTAATCTTGGGCAGGGAACGCAAGTGCCACCATCACAGTTAGTTACTGCAATTGCAGGCTTGTCTACTGATGCGCCAGCGTTAGTATCTACTACGCTTGCGGGCGGATTAGATGGCTCTGCGACTGTTGATGAAGCAGACATGATTGGTTTAAATACGCAGCCGCTTACTGGCATGTACTCACTGAGCGCAGCGCAGTTTGACATCTTAATTCTTGCAAACGTTACTGATTCGACAACCTTTATCGCGCAAGCTAATTTTGCAAAATCTAACGGCGCGTATGCGATGTTGTCTATGCCGTCAGGTGGGTATGGCTTTTCCGGGATTACTGCTGCAATAGCTGCAAAAAAAGCGATTGGAATTGATAACGAGTGGGCAAAATTATTAATCGGCGACTGGGTGCGAATCCAAGACAGCTTTAATCAAGTTCAACGTTTCATTACTCAGCAAGCGTTAGCAGCAGCAATTTTAGCGATTATTCCGCCGCAAGAATCGGGTTTAAATAAAAATATTGAAAGCTCTATTTTAACAACTACGCAAAGCAACAACGCGGGTTATAAATACACGCAAGCAGATATTATCCAATTAATCGAAAACGATTTAGATGTAATCGCAGCACCGAGTGTAGGCGGTCCGTATTACGGATTGCAAACAGGACGCAACTTAGGCAGCAATATACTTGCGAACGGCGATGAATTCACGAGGCTAACTAACTTTTTAGCGTTCAGCATTGGTGATACACTTGGCGCGTACATCGGTCAAATCGCAAACGCAACTACAATACAGAGCTCTAAAACAGTTGTTGAATCGTTTCTAGCGAATCTTGAAACGCGTGAAGTGATTGGTTCATCAAATCCAAATGGCACTGCTTATTCTGTAGCTGTTGATTTGTCGTTAATCGGAAATGGGATAGCTATTATGAATGTTCGAGTCGCATTTTTTAGAGTGATTGTTTCGTTCCTTGTAAATTTACAAACTGGATTACTCGAAGTGTCCAGCGTACAGCCAGAATAATAGGGGTAGAATATGAGTGCAAATGGTTTAACAGTCGGTAAAGATATTACGCTTAATGTCCATACTCCGGATGGTGAGTTAAATATACCGATTGAGACAAAAACATTTTCAGCAAAGCCAGAAGGTACTATACAGAAGTCGGTACTCATAAACAGTACGCGGACAATGTACGCAGAGCCAACGGGTTATTCTGGAACGTTTGAATTAGATAGACACTCTAATTTAGTTGAGTCTTTTTGGTCTGCTTATGATGCGGGTTGGTTAGCGGGGCGGAATATACAGCCGTCAACTATCTCAATTACAATTACTGAGGCAGACGGCTCAGTAACGCAAGAACAATACTTAGGCGTTGCTTTGCTTGTTGAAAATTTTGGTACATTCAGCGGGGAAGGGTATGTGACACAAAGCATTTCATGGCAAGCTGCTAACTTTAAAAAGAGGTAAAATATGGCTAAGGTACACATTAATAAAGACAAAGAAGACGACTTGACGCCATCACAAAGAGTTGTAAAAGATTCAAAAAAGACTATGGATGTTATAGATTGCAATGGTCGACAGCTCAAAGTTAAAACGCCAGATTTTGTGGACACTATGATTTTTGAACGCAATTTTGGCGCGATTTATGAAAAGAATAAAAAGTATTATGAAAGCTGTTACTTAACTTTATTTGTAAAAGAAATTGACGGAGACCATATTGCGCCTGCTAGAACAGAAGCAGAGCTTGAAATTATAGCTAGAAAACTAGGTAGCGAAGGCGTACAAGCTATTTTTGAATTTATGATGAATCAAATGGGCGATGAATCAACAGAGAGTGAAAAAGAAGAAAAGGAAAAACAAGCAGTAAAAAAATAGCTAGGAATGTCGCTTTGCGAGAACGTCTTTGGCTCGTGAAAAATGGCATTCCGTATGATGTAGCTATGTGTTTATCGCAACATGAAGCAGCAGGGTACAGTATTATTTTTTGTGAGCTTAAGCTTCCTGATAATGAACATTTTGATTTTGATTTGATGAGGTATAAAGAGCCGCCTAATGCGTAAAAACTTTAATGACTTTCAGGAGTTTAATACGTTCTTTAAACGTAAAATTAAATTTACTGAAAATCAAGAAAATAAAATCATTGAGAAATCATTAAAAGTAAGCGCAGAGATGCTGAAAAAAGAAGTCAAAGCAAAGTTCGGGCATTATCAAACAGGTTGGGAACAATTAGCAGAGGCAACAAAGAAGGACAGAGTTTCAAAAGGATATACAGCTAATGACCCACTTTTGCGTGACGGCACATTAAGAAAAAGCGTTAAAGCAGAAGTTAAAGGAAAGCAGGCTATTATAGGCTCAAAAGATATTATTATGCTTTACCAA